ATTAGTATAGGATCAGTAGGATTTGGGGCGGTGCTTGCTGCAAAAGCATAATTTTTAATTGTATTCATAACATCTGTAAAGCTAACATAATTATAACTTTCTTTTACGTAATAATTATCTGTTGTTGATGTGGCAACAACCGGGTTATTATCAATTGAATAAACTTCAAAATCCAAACCTCTTACACCTTGTTTTAAAACAGCCTTGAGGTTGCAAATGTCGACATAATCATTTTTATATGATCCTCCACTACAAGCATTATAAGCTGTTTTAATATAATACTCGTTTAAATTACCACTACAATCCGAATCACTCGAATTAATCGAACGTAAATTTCCATCTAAAGCACCATAAATATCATTCATGTAAGAACAATCTTTAGACTGTAACTTTGTTAAATATATTATGTATACAATTATACAAATCACTAATAATAAAATGAAACCTAAAATTAAATTACTTATAAAATCTTCTTTCATGTTTGTTATTCCGCTTAAAGCGCCTTTTATTGGATTAGGTGCCGGAGTAGACATACTTAATATAATATATTATTTTTAAAATATAATATGTTTTAATATTTATTAATTAATTTGAATATTTATTTCAAATAATATCCTTTGACATGTTTTGAAGCATAACATGTTGTAGCATAATGGCCTTCTCTTCCACATCTATAACAAATAACATTCTTATTTGATTTTTTATTACAATATTTTTCGTGATATTCGCATTTATGTTCTTCATCAAACTGTTTGTCACAATTTTCACAACACCATACTTCTTCATATTCATCACTATCATCAGTTTCATATTCATCACTATCATCAGTTTCATATTCATCACTATCATTATCAATAAAAGTTTCCAAATTTGATGTTTGTTTAATTAAATTATTTAATAAACATTTACTTCTTCTATGAGGTGAAAAATATGATGTAGGACAATTACACTTTTCATTTAATAAATTATCTGTTTGTTTTGTTTCCTTTTTCTTGCAATTATTTGTAAAATGCCCTTCTTCACCACATGTAAAACATTTATTATTTGTTCCATTACTCATTTGTTTTAAAGTAATTAAATTATTATCATTTAATTTAATTTCACAAAAAGACCCACCACGAACATTATTCATTCCATATTTATCCATATATTTTCTTGTGTATTTATCTTCATCATAATCATCACAATCTGGTATTAGTTCTAATACCTTAGTAGGTTTATATTTTTTAGTCCAAGCTGAACCATTTGAATTAAAGTGATTTTCTAACCGAAAAGATGGATTATTTGTTTTTCCAATATAATATTTGCCTTCTTCTAACTGAAGCACGTATATAAAAACCATTTTTAATTATTATTATTATTATTAAATATTTAAGTTTAAATCAATTATATTATACTGGATATAATTGATTTAGAATTAAATAACTATATATATTAATAAAAAATCATGGGAGGCGGATTAATGAACCTAGTCAGTGAAGGACAACAGAGTGTTATCTTAAATGGTAACCCCAGCAAGACCTTTTACAAGGCAGTTTATCAAAAATACACAAACTTTGGTCTTCAAAAATTTCGCGTTGATTTCGAAGGCGCTAAAACCATGCAACTTAATGAAGAATCAACATTTACATTTAAAATACCGAGATATGCTGATCTTCTTATGGACTGCTATTTAAGTGTTGATTTGCCCAATATTTGGTCTGGTATTGCGCCACCTAGAGCTGTAATAAATGCGGATGGTTCTACAACATATACACCCTGGGCACCATATGAATTCAAATGGATTGATAATATTGGAGCACAAATGATTAGCGAAATAGTAATAACTTGTGGAAACCAAACACTTCAGCAATATTCTGGGCAATATATTTTATCTTCAGTCAATCGAGATTTTAGCGGAGAAAAAAAAGCATTATTTGATAAAATGTCTGGAAATGTGCCAGAGCTTAATGATCCAGGTAATGCTGGCACGCGTGTAAACGCCTATCCAAATGCATATTATACAGATAATCCAGCCGGCGCTGAGCCCTCAATAAGAGGCAGAACAATTTATGTTCCCTTAAATTCGTGGTTTGGGCTAAAAACACAGCAAGCTTTCCCTTTGATATCTCTGCAATATAATGAGTTGCAAATAACAGTCACTTTAAGGCCGATAAATGAACTATTTAGAATTCGCGATGTATTTGATCATGTAAATAATTTTCCCTATATTGCTCCCAATTTTAATCAATTTTATCAGCAAATGTATAGATTTTTGCATCCACCTCCAGATGTTGCTATTGGTGCGTCTTCCTATCTAGATACAAGATCAATTTGGAATTCAAATATTCATTTAAATTCAACTTATGCATTTCTTTCAAATGATGAAAACCAATTATTTGCAAAGAACGAACAAAAATACTTATTTAAGCAAGTTCATGAAAATATATTTTATAATGTAACTGGAGCTAATAAAATCCAACTAGAATCAATTGGATTAGTTTCAAGTTGGATGTGGTATTTACAGCGCAGCGATGCCAATTTAAGAAACGAATGGTCTAATTATACAAATTGGCCTTATAATTATATTCCAAATGATTTAATCTGGGCGCCAGCCGAAGGAAATTATCCAAATCCAGAACCAGTAACTGACGTGTCTAATAATATTATACCAACAACTCTTGGCCCAGGTGTAAACCCAACTGGTTTTTTATCAGGTTTAATGATTACAGGAGATTACAGCATGCAAAATGAAAAAAATATATTACTTGGTCTTGGAATCCTCTTAGATGGACAATATAGAGAGAATATTCAACCATATGGGGTATATAATTTTATTGAAAAATATACCAGAACTCCTGGAAATGCAACGGATGGTCTATTTTGTTATAATTTTTGTCTAGATACATCACCTACTAATTTGCAACCTTCAGGAGCGATTAATATGAATAGATTTAACCAAATAGAGTTTGAATTTACAACGGTTATTCCGCAATTAGATCCATTAGCACAGTTGCTTACAATTTGTGATCCTGAAACAAGGACTATAATTGGTATTAATAAACCTACCTGGAGAATCTTTGATTATAATTTCAATTTATATTTGATGGAAGAGAGAATAAACGTAATAACCTTTGTTGGTGGGAATGCCGCGCTAATGTATGCAACTTAGATATAATAATAAAATAAATTTTATATAAAATAAATAATTTTATATAAAAATAAATAAATTTTAAGTAATTTAAATTTTTTATATAAAAAAAATAAAATTGAAATACTTTTTACCTTTTATAACAAAATCATTATTTCCTAAAAGCAAAGTTAATTTTTTAAAAATTTAAAATGAGTCATATAAGACACAACGATCCATTTACTTATTACGGCTATAAATATTGTAGACCTATACCAGAACAATCTAGCTTATCAGAAGAAGAAATCCTTAACGAACAAATATTACTGACACGTATTGACTTTTTATCCGAAGATATTCAACGACTTATTGGATCATTTTCGCCTGTTGTAGCACATCAAAGATTATTAGTCAAAAATGAATTTTTCGATAGATGGATTACCGAAAATACGGGACGCATCATGGAGCTAGTTAACAGTTGGTCAAAGCCACACGTCGGATTCGTTTTAAACCGTTTGATTCAACTTCGTGAACCGGATTTTTATGCATATTTAAAAGGTGGTATTTGTTATACCCACTGGCCTGCAACTTATATACGTAAACAAATTAAGGTTATCATTAGTAATCGAACAAAGTATCCACGTGCGGATATTACTGATGATTTAGCGGATCAGCCAACATATACCATTCACAAGTTTGTGCCTTGTAAGGTTAATCCAACGTTTAATGATTTTGATAACGTTAGAGTTTACGGAGCATACAAAGCAATCGAAGAATATGATACTAGAATAAAAATGAAAAAAGGGAAAAAGAAATAGATAGAGAAAAAGATAAAGGTAAGTGAATATTTAATTAATAAAATTGGGGGCAACCCCTTTTTTATTTTCTTTAAGCCACTCTTTGCAAAATATAATATATCTTAAATTTTAAAGTTTCTTTAAGCCCCTTTGGAAAAATATTATATAAAGATTGCAATTTTTTTCAAAAGTCCAAAAGGAAAACCGAAAAATGGACATTTATAAATGTCCATTTTTGAAAAGTGGCAAGAGACTTTGGTTAAAAACATGAATTTGCTGCATAATTGAAAATTAGGCTCTCACGACTTTTTACAAAATTTAAATTTTGTTAGCATATTTTTTTATTATTTAATTTTAAAAGGATTTAGGAATATTTTATGTCCTCTAAATAAGGATGACAATGGATGACAAATTTTACGCCGATTACGCCGAAAAATTTTACTGTGCAAATTGTGACTTTAAATGTTGCAAACAGGCAGACTTTGATAGACATATTTTGTCTAGAAAACATAAAAAGGATGACGCGGAGTTACAATACGAAAATGTCCAAATTTTTCTTTGTGATTGTGGAAAAGAATATAAATTTAGACAAGGGTTATGGAAACACAAAAAAAAATGTTTTCAAAAAACAAAAATTGAAAAAATAGATGAAAATAATATTGAAAATGAAAATCTTATATCATCTGAATTAATTTTAAATATAATTCAACAAAATCAAGAATTTAAAGATTTATTAATTGAACAAAACAAACAAAATCAAGAATTACAAAAACAAGTATTAGAAGTTTGCAAAAATAATAATCAATTTAATACAATTAACAATAATAATAGTCACAACAAAACATTTAATTTGCAAGTATTTTTAAACGAAACGTGTAAAGATGCCATGAATATTATGGATTTCGTAGATTCCATTAAAATTCAATTAGCTGATATTGAAAGTATCGGAGAGCTTGGCTTTGTAAATGGAATTTCCAAGCTTATTATTAA